TAATTATTATAAACAAGTAATAGAGGAAACTGTCGAATTGTTTATAGATCCTAAGGACATTTATTCTTTTTATTATATATCTTTAATACCCAACAAAGAACAACCAATAATTCAAGAGTTTATAACACATTTAAGGCAAACATATTTAAATGTGTTTTCTATAGTTGTTAAAGATCAATTATTGAAATATAAACAATTACAGAGGGTAGATCCCGGTTTTGATATTTCAATAATTGACGGGGATATTTATAATCTATCAGTTTTAATGAAGAAAACGTTTCGTTCTGATATGGTTAGACGAAATGACCGGTGGAATTTATTAACGGAATTATTAATATCATTAAATAAAACAACCAATCTACCGCAAATTTTATTTATTATTGATCGCATTAATAATGTGGTTCATAACACCGGGGAAACTATGCTGACTAAATTAAATAACGGACAACAATTGTTGCACGTATTTAATTCCTGCCATAATGCTACAGAGCGATTTTTAAGGGCACACGCTCGACCGGAAATACGGGAAGTATCGGTTAATTAATAAAGACATCAAAGAACTACTAAGTAGGTGTAGTGAAAAACTACACTTTTGCCTTTGAAATACAGACGCTGCTCTCAAACTTCTGCGGAGCTTTTAATGATATCGTCATTAAGCGGTATGACAAGGATAACGTTCTGCAGAGTCCTGCTAGTGGGTTTAATGTTAGTTATATCTATGCCCCCAAACAAAGGGTTTATGATACCTTAAAGACTCCTGCTCCTGGGGGTATTTCCTTGCCGGTGGTTGCTGTTAATATCTCCAGCATTTCTAGGGATAACAGCAGGGTCTTTAATAAAATCGACGGGTTCAATGTTCCGGGTAAAAGTGGGAACGATTATAGTTTTACTCAAAAGATTCCAAGCCCTGTACCGATTAACATCGGGGTCAATATGTCGATTATTACCAAGTATCAATCGGACATGGATCAAATTATTTCTAATTTTGTCCCATATTGCGATCCGTATGTGGTGATTTCATGGTTGATGCCAATTTCTGGAACAAATACCCACTGGGAACTGAGGTCTGAGGTTTTGTGGGATAATAATATTCGACTATCCTATCCAATAGATCTAGCAGGCAATCAACCATTTAGGATTACTGCAGACACTTCGTTTGTGATCAAGGGATGGCTTTTCAAAGCGAATGAAGGACCAACGAAACGCATCTATGTGATAAACTCAGATTTCAATGTTGTGCCTAGCATTGATCAGTATTCTGATGTAGACCTATTAGATATGGAGGACATTTTCCAAGGACAGAGCAGTATCCCACCAGGAACAGAATGCTTTGTGTTGAGTGGTGCAGGAGCTGTTTCCGCCTTCAATACCTACGTATCAGCCTACTCTTCCACCGAGATACCATTAAGTGTCTATAATTTACTAAGCGCCGGTAATATAGCATCCCCCACACATTTCATGTGGTCGTTGAGCGGGTCTTAGCTAAATAGATATCATGCCTGATTATAATTCTCCATCCGGAGCTGGGAAAAGTTTTATGTCCACAATTCTGGACAAATTGCCCTTTGTTGCTGGGATGGCTTCAGTAGATGAGGGAAACGACAAATATAATTTATTCGAAAGACTCGCGAAACGGAGGGAAGAAAGGGTCATGGGTCAGTCTGTTTTAATCGGTAACGATTTACGGAAACAAGACAGAAATAACAGCATTGGTGGACATTTTGGTTCAGACCGCAGTTATCATGAGTTTATTTATGCCAGTATTGATGAGGATAAAATTCGTCGATTATCTGAATATCGGCGCATGGCTGGCTATGCAGAAGTGGGAGACGCCTTAGATGAGATTTGTGATGAGTTTGTCGTTAAGGATGAAAACAACAGAGCCACCAATATCAAGTTTAGTGGAATTAAACCACTAGAACCGGAGATACGAACAGAGATCGAAAAGGAATTTCAAAAGTATGTTCAGAATTTTGATTTCGAACACAGGGGATGGAGTTACTGCCGTCAATTTTTAGTAGAAGGTGAATTGTTCTTTGAAAACATTATTTCAGAGAAGAAACCAGAACTGGGTATTATTGGTAATTTAGCCATCCCTGGCGAATTGATTAACCCTGTTTATGACAATATTCAAAATGAGGTTATTCGAAATTACATATTTCAAAAACCTATTTCGATTCATGATAAGAATAATCAGAATTCCCCCAGATCAGCTCAGTCCAATCAAGTTAATTCATTGCAGCGGCAATTGATTGCTTTAGAAGGAAACCAAGTCACTTATATCCATAGTGGCATTTGGAATGAGGATAAGACCATACGGGTTCCGTTCTTAGAAAATGCTCGGCGTTCTTATCGGCAACTATCCTTAATTGAAGATTCTATCGTTATCTATAGAATGGTTCGAGCCCCAGAGCGACTAAAGTTTACTATTGACGTTGGTAATATGCCAGCGCCCCAGGCGGAATCTTATGTAAAGCGCCTGATGCAGAATTATTGGTCTAAGAAGTCCTTTGATACTACTAGCAGTGGCGCAGGTGGAGCCGCTAACCTTTATAACCCGCAATCGATGTTGGATAGTTATTGGTTCCCAAGGCGCACAGGGGAGACTGGTAGTGATGTTAGCGTATTACCGGGAGCCGCTAATTTAGATCAGTTGGCTGATCTAAATTACTTCGTTACTAAACTGTATAAGTCTCTAAAGGTTCCCACCAGTCGGTTAACGCCCGGAGACGCCTTCAAGGATGGTAGTGAAATTCTTCGCGAAGAACTGCACTTTGCGCGCACGGTCATTCGGTTTCAAGAAGCCTTTGCAAAAGGGGTTAAACAATCGTTTGTTGCTCATTTAAAACTACGAAAACTTTGGTCTGAATATAAATTGAAGGAAACTGATTTTAGTTTGGAATTTAATGTTCCAACCAACTTTATGGCTATTCGTCAACAACAGTTGATGGAACTGAAGTTAAAGAACTTTGCAGACCTTGCAGGACAGCCGTCCATTGCGCCTACCTTCGCGCAGAAACATTATTTGGGATATTCGGATGCCAAGATCTCAGAAAATATGGAATGGCGCAGAAAAGATGCTGCGCTAACTTGGGAATTGACGCAGATTGAAAGTTCAGGACCAAACTGGAGAGAACACGTGGAAGCCGCTGAAGAAGTCGCCGCCCAGATGGCAGATGGTGCACCGCCCTCATCTGGAATGAGTTCTTCTACAGGAGCCACCGCAGCAGGCATTCCTGACTTTGGTGGTGGAACACCGCCCGCAGAAGCAGCACCAGGAACCCCAGCCACTCCAGGAGCACCAGCAGTAGCACCAGCCACGGGAGCCCCTGCATCTCCGGCTCCAGCAACACCAGCAGTTCCTTAAATAATCATGTTAACGTTTCAAAATTATTATTTTAAAAATGATTCGGTTCAAATTTCCGAATCGAATAATATTTTAAATACACATCCTATAAGATTGCGCTCATCTTTCAATATATCCAATATAGAGGAATTGTCTCTTTTTTACAAAAATAATAAGCCAGCCAACACAATAAAGATCCCAAATTTAATACACGCATTTGGTGAAGAAGGGAGAACAGATAACGAACAAGATAATGTGATTGGTGCTGTGTATGATAATACGAATCCCATAGGCAATCGTTGGGTGGATGGTTCTGGCGAACCTGTAAGTTATAGCGTTGTGGTATGTTTCGAAAAGGGGACGTCCGAAGTTTATTTGGATTTAGATGATTCCTATATCGATTTTAATAAGTGGAGTAAATTACCAAGAAAAGAAATAACAAATTTAATAAACGCATCCTTAAAGTCTAAAAATCCAATTAGTTTTAAAGATTTGGATATAGACGGTTCATTAGTAAATAAAGATGAAGGCGGAAAGGGTGGACTATATGGGTGTTATGTGCATGATATCAAAGGTTCAGAAATTAATAAAATAGAATTATGGAAAAACGAAGGGGATGACACTCCTGAGGATACCTTTAATAAAGGAGGTGTTAAAATAATATATGCGACGCGGGCAGCCGCTTCCCCCAAAAATACACCCAAAAATACTACAAAATACCCAATCAAAACATATTTATATTTTATACCTAGCATATACAGAGAACCCAAACCCGGCGAAATAATACTTGCAGAATATGATATATTTTCATTAATATCTAATATATTAGACAACGGGGTTCCAGGAACATGGGGAACTGTAACTGGAGAATTACTAAAAACGTTTAATCATCAATATATTAGAGCATATAAAGCCGATATGATACAATTGGCTTCCAAATTAAATATTAAATTAGAAAAGAAAGCCAACAACGAATTCAAATTTAATACAAAAATACCACAATTAAACTTTCAAAATTTCCAGGCGCTAGGAAAAATCACACCCGGCCCGGCTGAGGAGTTATATCAACAAATATCAAAGATATACAATAAATAAGAGATATGTCTGCTGTTCCTAACAATTTCGGAAGTTTAACTTTTCATAGCAGGATTACTAGTTATGACTTATTAGCACAACGAGTGCAAAGGCAATTAGGTGCTCCTCTAATTCAAATAGAGGCAGCAGCAGAAATGCTTTATGAAAATATAGACATTGCCTGTGAATACTATACTAAGTTTGCAGGAACCACGGAAGAGTATATCGTATTTCGATCAGACTTATATACCCCCGGTGTTGGATTATATATTGGTAATTTATTTAATGTATCCCCAGAGATGTATAAGTCGAATACATTCTCCCCTACAGGAGTTTCTTCCTTGAATGGTTTGGTGACTGGATTGTCTGCAGGATTTGATTATGACTTAAATTCTTATAGACACGTCGTAGATGTTTTTAGTTTTGAAGAAGGCCAAAATAAGGGAGGAGTAAACGTGCTCTTCTCGATTGAGCACGCAGTAGCTCAGCAAGCCTATTTTGGGGCCTTGATGGGTAATATGGGATTTGATTTAGTGAACTGGCAGGCGATGTCGAGTTGGTTGAAATTAAGAAGGAAACTGTTTGCTACAGACCCTTATTTGCGATTTGATCCCACTACTCAGATTCTTAAAATTATCCCAGAACCCAGCCAGGCCTCGGGTCCCTATTTTGGACTAATGGGCGTTCGCCTACAGTTACCAATTAAGAGTATTGTTAGTCAGATATGGGTTCAACAATATACCCTGGCATTGACTAAGATGTCCGTCTCCCACGTTCGTGGGAAATTTGGTGGTACCTCGTTATTTGGCGGACAGTCTGTTAGTTATCAAGATCTTATGACTCAAGGATTGGAAGAGAGAAATCGGCTGGAAAATGATCTAAAACACGACAAGGCTGAAATAGGACAAGAGCACGGCACCGCGTTTTTCGTGGGGTGATAATGAAAGCTAAACCGAACAAGAAAAACGGCAAGTATTCCCAAGGAATTTATACTCTTAGATTTCCAGAAAAGTATAAAGGTTCAACTCCGGTTGTTTATAGATCAGGAGCAGAACTAAAAG